GCATCGCGGTCCCGGTAACGACCGGCAGCTACGTCTGCATAAAAAGAAGCAACTTGAGCGCGTGAGATGTTGGGCTTCTCAGCGGGCGCGTTCGCGGATGCCGCCGTCTTTGCTCTGCCGGGAGCCGCAAAGTTCTGGAGCGGGACTTTCGCGACCGTAGTCGTCGAGTAATCCGGCTCCCCTTTTGCGGGGGCCACAACAGCCTCTTCAGCGAGGAAGCCATTAAAAAAGTTTAGTACACGGTGGGCATTGCCCTGCGCATACGCTGCCTTCAGCATATTATGCCTGATATCACCAGAATAAGCATCAGGCAACTGCAACCAACTCAAAAATTCTTCGTTGGTGTTCAAATCACGCCAATTCGGTAACTTTTCGTCGAGTGTTGCCATCAGTTTCTGGTGAGAGTCCTGCGCCTGTGCTCCGGAAACACCCTGCAACCGCTGTTCAAGTTCAGTGATTTTCTGCTGGTATGCTCCGATAATAGGGGCAAGTTCTTCGCGAGCCTTTTTCCCAACGACTTTCAAGAAGTCTTCGCCGTAATCACTTGCCTCTTCGGGAGTGATCAGGCGTTCGGTCGAAAAGTCAGGCAGGCTTGTGGATGACGGTGCAGATGCAGCGTTAGCCTGCATCGTCGCAACGACATTTTGCAGACCCTGAATTTGCTCAGACATCTGTCGAATCTGCTCTTGGCTGCGGACATACCGACCATGAACAGACTTATACTTGTGCTCCCAAGACTCATCACCGGGGGCGGGTGTAGTTTCTTGAGTAGCCGAATTTTGTACCTCACCACCTTGAGCAAGGGCAGCAGCAGATTGCTCAGAGTTACCTTCTGAGGTTACTTGCTGCTCTTCGGCACTTTGCTCTGGCTGATCCCGGTATGTGTTGAAGAACTCTTCAGAGCGAGCCGCGGCAGCAAGAACTGCGGCCGGCATTTTCACATTGGTATCATATGCAAGGGTTTGTTCTTTAGTCATTTACGCTTACCTTCAATTTTGTCAGCGCTCGTAAGGCACTCAGCCAGAAGGCCGTAGAGGCGCGCAGTTGCCTGAGCGCGTCCTTGGGCTACGGGTAGAAGCTCGAGGGATGACTGGATGCAGTTTTGGATTTGCTGCGACGAATAGTTTTGGAATGCCCCCAAGAACTGTTTCCAGCTATCGGGGGCATTTCTGGCAAGCAGCGCTGCCTTCATTGTTAGATCAGACTCCGTACTCACTTTGACGGCCGCTCGCCTAGTTGAGCGGTTTTCTTGTAGTCCAGCCGTTGCGGATCATCAGATCCATTTCCGTCTAGAGTTTTTTCCGACGGAGCAGACATATTTTTTGCGGTCTTACCGTAAAAAGTACGCTGTAGATCGTCAGAACCGTTTCCATTCATAGCCATATTATGGCTCCTTATGCGGTGAGGATGGTGTCCCAAGTACCCGTAACAACGCAGGTAAAGATGGCGCCCTTGGTGACAGCCAAACCATAAGCGGTGTTAACTGATAGTGCGTTGATCGCGTCACCGGTAGCGGGAAACACGTTCAGCGAGTTGGTAGCTGCTTTGTTGAACACGGTAACCTGTGCACCTGCAACGGCGGCAGGCAACTTAACGCTGTCGGCAGCGGAGGCTACGGTGGTGACACGGTTGAACGATGCAGTCAAAGCAACTGCGTTGGTTTGACCACCGCCAGCGTAGGCAGTGATTGCGTTGGTGCATGAGGACATCGCAGCAATCGTGCCGGGAACATCGCTCAGGTCAACAAAAATTTTCGGAACAGCAGACATTGGTTACGACCTTTCAGTTAGCGAGGTTTTGCGGGAGTAGAACCGGTGAACGGGAACATATGCCCATTACCACCAGAAACTTTGAAGGTGTTGTCGCCGGGACGACCACCGGGCGAGACCTGACCTGCAACCGCAGGAGCAGCGCCACGTTGCTTACCCATGACGCCAGTGCCGCCGCCCTTGGGGGCATTGTTGCTGGGCTTGGGAGCCTTAACCTGCATGGAAACGCCGGGCTCAGAGGGCTCAACACCCATCTGGCTAAACATCTTAGTCGATCCGCCTTTGGCGAACGAAGCGCCTGCGTCGGACTTGATCTTGGACTTCATTGCCATTTTGGACCTCAATTTTGCTTGCTAGAGATGACTTTCCCACCAGCGGCAAGCGTCGGCAAGTAGGAAGTTGGCTTAGCCGATGTTCCAAGCTTCATCTTGGGAAGAGCGGCAGGTGCGGGAAGATAAGACGTCGGTTTGCTTAAAGCCCCAAGCTTCATATCTTTGGGCGTGGCAAATTTTTTGGGCGAGTGGATCTTCTGGATACGCGGTTTACGCATACCCAAAGTTACACCGGGTCCGCTCATACCACTCGAAAAATTTGTCGGTTTTGAGTAGTTAGGCATGATTACTGACCCCCTGAGATGTTGGTGCGCGGACCCATATCGCCGGAAGCACCTGTGCCGTTCTGTCCGCCCTGAGCAGCGGCGGCTTGATCACCCATGCCACCATGGCCGGGGATTCCCTGCATAGCAGCGGCCGCAGCCGATGCTTTCTGCATTGCTTCCATCTGATCTTCAGACGGAACGATGTCCGCGCCGGGCATACCGATAGTAGATGCCACGTTGCGTAGGATAGCGGCGCGACCCTTGGGACCGACGATCTGTGCGTCGATGGGGTTGGCAGTGATCTGGAGGAACTCAAGCTGGCGAGCCCGCAGAGTCTCTTTCTGAACAGCCACCGAAACGCCAAGCACGCGGACCTTCTCCTCACCGGACAAAAGTCCCGAGGTATCGGTCAGCATGATCATGTCGAATAGAGAGCCTAGGAGGGGCTCTAGAACATCGCGGTCGATGTTGGCTGCAACGGTCTGCAAAATCTTAGATGCGTTGCCCATGAGCATTGCTAGGCCCGAGGCAGTACGCCCTGCACCGCCGCTAGCGCCACCGCCAGAGAGGTACTTGGGAATGGCGGACAAATCGTCAGCCATGTTTACAAACTGCTGGTAGACGCTCAGGAGCTCCTGTGCGTTGGACTGAGGCTGGAAGAAGTCGATGGGCTTCTGCGAGTTGTTACCCATCGGGTCAGTCTGAACGTGCCAGCGCTTCCACGGATACAGCTCCTCACCATCTTCGTCTGAAGTCAGCCGGTCATCGTTGACGACAACCTGTGGTCCAGAGGCAATAGATAGGTTGTTGATCAGCGCACGCAGTGTAGCGTTGCTGGCCTCTTGGATATCGTTCAAGATATCAGGCAAGCCATTGCCCACCGGTGTGCCGGGCACTTTCTCGAAGCTTGTGATGTAGTAGGGATGACGCTTGCGGGGCGACGGCGCCATCTGAACTTTGATGATGAACCGGCCAATAACCCAAGCCTGCACAAAGTAATCGCGCAGCGGGTCAGGGATCTGATCCTTAGTCATACCAGACTCAAGGAGCAACCGGCCCTGCACGTTACCAGTGAACTCGAGGCAGTTGATCATGCCAGAGTGGTTGATCGTCGGATTTTCACGCGATTCTTGGACTGCCCGCTCAGCGTCCGTGATGTCGATCTCGTCATTCAAACCACCGCGACCGTACAGGTCTAGCACTTCGCGGATTGCTTCGGTGTTGTAGCCGGGCAAGTCCAGCAAATCGTTCAAGTCTGCGCGGGTTAGGCGGGTACGCTCGATGACGGAGGCGTCTTCGATGTCCGAAACACCCGGAGTCCACCACAAATCGAAGGGCGACACCCGTGTCCATGTCAGTTTGGGCATCTGTTTGATCGAGGCAGCGTTACCTTCCCAGGTAACCACGGGCAGAATGCGAACAACTGGCCCTTTCATAGCTGCGAAGGGGAAAAGCGGTAAATCAGTGATGAACTCCGACAGCGCCTTGTAGAATCCGCCCTCTTTCAGGATACCATCAAGCTTATCCTCGGCAATATGAGCCTGAGTAGCGCCTTTTTTCTTACCAGCCTGCCGTGCGGCCTCAACAAGTTGCATGGTACGGTCACGAATCGTGTCAATATCGGGCGGTTGACCCTGCGCCGACATACTTTGCATCTCCGATTGGACCAAATCGTTCACGGATTTGAGGATATCCGGTGGAATTTTGGGATCATCGGGCGCATCCAGACCCCAAGGGCGGTCAGGAGACAGATAAACATCGCGCAAAAGCGACGATGCACCGCGGCATTTCATTGCTACGACCCGGGCATAGACCTCAGAACCACCAAATTTGCGGATTTCGTTGAGTTTATTGGCGTCATACCGGCCGTTAAACACCCGCATTGCTGTCAAAAGACGGTCAGACCACCCTGCCAAGGCGTTGTTACGGTGCCGTTTGAAGATATCAAACTGCCCGCGAATGTGTGCAGCAAGCGATGTTAGCTCAGGATTTCCGACCATTGATGCGTCTTGCGCAGCGGCCATCTCCTCATCACGTGCCTTTACAGCCGCGTCGAGTTGCCTCGGCCCGACCACTCGCAGAACACCGCCTAATGCCTCTGATGCCATTATCTTGTCCTGACGCTCGACTACACTGCTATAAATACAGTATAAGTGGGTAACAATGCAACAATTCCCTGTCGCAGGAGAATACTATGACTAGCCTAGTTGTGCAAACCCCTAGTTTTGACGAGCTAACTATCGTTAAACTTGCCCGCGAAATCGCCATGGACCTGCGTCCAGTGGAAGATATCGTCGAGTCCCTAGGCATAAGTTCTCCCGACTGGGATGTTATACAGGCTCTACCACTTTTTCAAGACCGCGTTCGTAGCGCCACGGAGGAGTGGCAGTCGGGGATGAACACATCCGAGCGTGTCAGGATGAAATCCCTCGCATTTGTCGAAGAAGCACTTCCGGAGTTCTTTGCTCGGGCACACGATCCGAAGGAGGGACTGGCCGCAAAAACTGAAGTTCTGAAGACTATCTCCAAGTTTGCCGGCATCGGTGGTTCCGTAGACGGCATGGCAAGTGGCGAGCGGATGGTCGTGACCATCAACCTCGGTGCTGATCATCAACTCAAGGTCGAGAAGAATGTTACCCCGCAGGTTATCGAGGGCCAAGCCCTGTAACGAGGTGCTCCATGTCGACTACAGAAAAAGAACTAGCGAAGCGGAAACGCTCCTTGAAATACTTTAACAATCGCGAGAAACATCTGGCGTACCAAAGGTCGTACAACGCCAAAAACAAAGATGTTATTCGCGAGACTAAGCGCAAGCGTCTCCGAAGCATGACCGAGGAAGAACGCGCTAAGATGCTGGCTAAAAAACGTATTGACCATCTCATGCGAACATACGGACTAACCTCCGAAGACTATGATCGGATGCTACAGGAGCAGGGTGGTGTATGCGCTCTGTGTTCCAGAGGTCCAGAGCAAGAGCGCTACAAGCGCCTTAATGTTGACCACTGCCACACCACCGGAAAAGTCAGAGGTCTGCTCTGTACCCCGTGCAACTATGCAATAGGCATTTTAGGTGATAGCGCTGAACACGTAAGGCAGGCCGTTATTTATTTGGAGAAGTCTCAGCATGACCACAATCTCATATACAGCGCCAGCAACCTGCGCATCGTTTATGAAGAGTGAGAGTTTCGGGCGTTTGATCGCTGGGCCCGTGGGCTCCGGCAAGACGACATCCTGCCTCTTTGAACTTTTTCGCCGGGCACTGGAGCAGGAGCCCGCACCCGACGGCATCCGCTACACCCGTTTTGCCCTCGTGCGCTCCACACTAAAGCAACTCAAGGACACCGTGCTCAAGGACGTAACGAGCTGGCTCAAGGGTGTAGCTGACTTCCGCGTCTCTGAGAACACGATCTACATCACGCTGGGCGATGTGCGCTCCGAGTGGATTCTAATCCCGCTAGACAACCCCGAAGACCAAGCCCGACTGCTGTCGATGCAGCTCACCGGTGCATGGATGTCGGAGGCCATCGAGATGGACGTTGCTCTGATCTCCCCTCTGGCCGGTCGCTGCGGCCGCTACCCAGGCGCCACATTGGGTGGCTGCACGTGGATGGGTATCATCGCCGACACGAATATGCCCGCCGAGGGCACCCCTTGGCACAAGTTCATGGACATATCCACACCACCAGACTGGCAGATCTTCATCCAGCCGGGCGGTATGTCCGACAGCGCAGAGAACCTCGAGTGGCTGACCCAGACACCCGACACGCTGAAGCTTGCTGTTGACGACCCTATACGACTGGCACAGGGCCGCAAATACTACGAGCGCTTCATCCGCTCTAACTCCGGCGACTGGTGCAAGCGCTACGTACACGCGCAGTACGGCGACGACCCCTCGGGCTCTGCTGTGTTCCGCGAGTCGTTTAAGCGTAGCTGGCACGTCGTTGATGAGGTTGAGCCTATATCATCATATCCCCTTATCGTGGGTCTCGATTTCGGCCGTGACCCCTGCGCCATCATCTGTCAGGCAGACCATCGCGGCCGGCTACTGGTTCTCGAGGAGATCATTGCACAGGACATCGGCCTAGAGCTACAGCTCCAACGCGCCATCCGGCCGACGCTGATGAAGGACCGCTACATCGGCAAGTCGGTGTACATCGTGGGTGACCCGGCCGGTAAGCAGCGCTCTACGCTGTACGAAGAGACATCGTTTGACCTGATCAAGAAGAACGGTCTGCACGCATTCCCCGCTCCTACGAACGACATCTCCAAGCGGATCAACGCGGTGGAGAGCTGGCTTCTGGGTAGCCGCGATGGTGGGCCCGCCATGCTGATTGACGAGCGCTACTGCCCCACGCTGATCCGCGGCCTATCGGGTGGTTACCGCTACGGTAAGACCCGTAATGGGATGCGTAAGGCTACGCCCGATAAGAACGACTATAGCCACATCCTCGATGCTCTCCAGTACGCCTGTGTAGCGTCGCATGGCGGTATGTCTGAGATGGTCGCCAATCGCCTGATGAAACCACGTCGGCAGCGGGGCAACGGAGTAACGTCAGCGGCGTGGACCTAGGACGAGTACGTGGAAGCGGGGGTTGCATTTGAAAAAAAAACTTGGATTGCTTGTTAAGTGTCATCTTGGACATACCTCGATGGAGTAGCTTTCCAGCGTCATGCTGTCTGCTCCGTTGGCTTTCTCAGATGTGATGGCGATCATTTGTGCCAAACTGACCTTGACCGAGGTTCCAGCCTGCACGCCTTCGAAAAGCTCTGACCCATCCAGTCCAATGACAGCGGGGAGGTTCGGGATTTGTATCAAAGCCATTAGATCGGTCCTGTCTCTGGAACGGTTGTGTTATCATACAGAAAAATTACGGTGCCGTCTCTGCAAATTTTTTGGCCCCGATGGCCAAGACTAGAGACTAAACCTTGCGTACAGGTTTGCCCGTTTTCACTATTAAATTTTATTTCCATCTGTATGGCCCCTTTTTGCTTATGTAAGGTATTATGTAATATGTCAAATTATTTATTTAGTTAATAAACGTTACAGTAAATACAAATCCACTAGATGATACAACGCCGGATGACAGGTTTATAAGTCCTCCAGACATATAACCAGTTATTGCAGCCCCATTTCCCCCATAGTTAACGCCAGTTACAAGGCCGAAACCATAAGGGTTTCCAGAATTGCTGGGCGAGATGCTCAATGCAGCATTTGCTGCGGCAACTATACCTGTTCCGCTTACCTGTACTACACAAGTATTTACTCGGCCAGCCTTATTCCACTTCAGCGAGAATGTTGGTGTGCCACCTGAAAAACCGCTGACTGGTACAATAGACCCAGTTTGGACAATATCCGGCATGTACAATTGCCCGCCAAGAACTACCGGGTCTGGCTGACCGTTATCTTGCATATATCCATATATTTGTGCTGGATTTGCTACCGTACTAGCAGGCTGATACCAACCTCTAGTAGAAGCTTGCAAGTGAACAAACATATGATTATGCGGGAAGTTATAGCTTTCGTTAGGGTCAATGTAAACGCCGTATCCAGTTGTACCGGGCGAATCATAAATATAAGTCTGCAAAAATGTTATATTGTCAGAATATCCTAGGGTAATGCCATTTGCACTTCCCCCGATGCTGATCTGGGTTCCTATAAACGTTAGGTGGCAAGCGTTACCTGCGCCATCAACGCCAGTGATCCACAGAGCGCATTTCCCGTTCGTCACTTTTTCCAAATATAACTTTTCAAAAATTCCAAAAGACATTGTTGACGTAGATGACCCGCCGACCTTAAGGCAAACGCTTAAAGGTGATAGTATTGAAACATATTTTAATTTACTGCCTATGCAACCATAAAACTCAACCCCAGTAGAAGCAAGATTATTACAATCAATCAGAATATCTTCCATTCCATGGCTTCCGGAGTTGATTACCGAAAACTTAAAGATTGTTGATGCACCGCCTGTCCACTTTATGGTGGTTCCGACACTCTTGGTAAAACCGCTATAAGCGTATAGACCAGGACCACTTCCGCGTATAAAAACTGGTTTTGTTATTGTTATTGGGCTGCTCAAAACTAAAGTACCCAATGGAATCAAAACTATATTGTTTGGGGTTTTGCCTGAAGCAACATAGTTTATGCAATTTGTTAGAGCTAGCGTGTCGTCAGTAACTCCATCAATCTTAGCGCCCCAAGCCCTAACGTCAGACCCATAATCGCCACCTACGCAATACAACTTAACCCCACCCGCCGTGGCCACATGCTGGTCAGATGCAGTAGATGCTGCGACTTGGTAGCTAAAATTTTCCGCACGGGTTTGAATGATATCTCCGGCAACAACAGAGTTATTTGTCCCAGTCGTATAAGTCAGGGTTGTGTTGGCAAGCAGGTCAGACACATTATTAACTGACCTCGCATTTTGAGATTGCAAGGTATTTATATTGGAAGCGTTCGCATTTATACTGGAAGCGTTCGCATTAAGGATGGTTCGTACAGAACCAAGTTGATCGCCATTGTTAAACGTCTGTGCCATTTTCTATCCTGTCAATTGATGTTGTGCCCGTGGCGAATGGGTAGAGACTCCATGCCCTCCGCCGTATTTTTGAAGTTATCGGCTATGAATAGCCTCTATAGTTTGGTGGACTATACATCCAAGTTGTGACTTTTGCCAGTGGAAATTATTTGGCAACCAAATAATCATGCTAGTGGATGACCGCTTCCTCGAGCTCGAAGTGGTCAAGGATCTGAAGTCGCAATGATGTGAGGATGGCGATCTCCCGGCGGATCTCGTGCCGGGCCTCTTCATCTTCTTCCGGGACAAGGTAGAAAAGCATTTCGTGCTTCTCTATCACCATGTCCAACATCTCCACGTATTCTTC